TCGAATATCAAGAAAGATCCTGACACATGGGAGATGTTACAAGAATACTTGGTTATTAGAGTAGTACCGAAAGAGAAAGAAAATAAAGTTAATGCACGAAACTTTGCTTGTAATACACCTGAGAATAGAAATTTGATATTAAGAAGAGAATATAATGTAGCAGAAATAGCAAAGGAGTATTTTGAAGAAGAAGCTATGACTTGTTCAGAATTAGATCTATCAAAGAAACTAATTGCATTAAGACATCTATCGAGATGTTTTCCTGGACACGAACCAATTACTATAAGCCTTGATGCTTCATCTTGGTGTGCTGGATGGCGTCCATTTCCCTTACAACCTATTATGGATATACTGGATAGAATTTTTGATGTCGATATTTATGCTCCGTCGCATGAATTTTTCAGTCATGTAATGTACTATCTCTGCGATAACGAGTATACGTATTTATGGCAAGGAATGGCAGGAGGTCTAGAAGGTCTTTTACAATACACCTGGGTTATAGCATACATAATGCAGATAACTTCGGCTATGAATAAGTTAGGATATATATACAAGTTACTAGTAAAAGGTGATGATGTTAGAATTACAGTTTTAGTAAATCAGGAAGATTTAAAGACTCGTACTATTGAAAACCATAGAGTATTTATTGTAAAATATCTTCAAGATTATCTAGGAAAATTAGGTCATACTATCAAGTTGGAAGATAGTTACTCATCATTCAATTTTCTATCATTTTCTAAGCAAGCGTCAATTGGAGATGTAGAACTACCTCAGACATTCAGGAAATGTCAGAAAGCATATGGAGCTAATAATGCTGCAATAAAAACAGTAGACTCATACATTGGAGCGTCATTTAGTAATTGCCATGCTTCAGCACGAGCAGGTATAGATTTCATTAGTCCATATACATTATCTTTAATATGGTCTATGATTTACCTAAAACGTAGTCCTTGGTATCAAGATCAAACAGAAACTGAGCTTGCATCATTAATGGTAATACCAAGTATAGTAGGAGGCTTTCCTATTATTTTCTTACACAATTTCCTGGTAAGATCAGAAACTGACTTATTAAGTCCATTCATTGATTTAGCAAAATATGCCGAAGATTTTGATCCTGGTATACATAAATGTATGCGAAAATTTCTTTGTTTTGATATTCCGGAACATCCAGACGTACGTATGTTCTTTAGAGATGCATACGCAATACCTGTGACAGATAGACCTATGTCAGCAGAAACGTTTTTAAGACGGAAGGTTGCTGAGAAGCTCAAAACAACTTCTAAAAATCCGATAGTTAAAGAGTTATTTAGCACTGAGACTGAAGAATTAGAAAAGCAATTCCAAGAAATCATAGAATCATCTAATCAATACTTAGCTAGATTAATAGCTGAACAATTTTGTTCTAGTGCCTTTGGTTTCAAACAAGAGATTATTAAGAAGTTTGAAAGTGGTAAGTCTATGATTGAATTTATTACAGGGGATATGGAGAGTTCAAATACTAGATCCATCACAAATGTAATGTCAAAAACTTATTTTGTTGACAGAAGACTAAATGCATGGAGGAAACAACGTCTAAAATGTAATGAGTTTAAATTTGACTTGACATTTGATGAAATAACAGAAAAGAAATGTTCAACAGAATCAGCGTTTTGGCTCAGAGAAAAGTTATGGCACAAACCAGTAGTTGGAGTATCAATGCCTTGCATGCAACATTTTGTTTCTATACGAGAAGAGCCATTAGATAAAAATCCTACTAATCATGAAATCCATAATCACTTTGTAATGGAATATGCTAAAAATCCTGTTATCAAAAAGGTTGATAAACTATTAGGAAAACATTATCGTGCAGGACCC